AACAAAAGGCATAGCGTTATTATATCATCCTTGGTTAAAGTCACAAGTCTTAACAGGACAATACCTGCATAGTGGCGTATAGTTAGGAGGCCAACTATTTGTTTCATAAGAATTATTTAATCTCTCAAGCGGCCCTTTAAATTTATCCCATGATTTATCTATATCTTTTCTTTCATACTCTTCCGTAACGAATGAATTATGCATGACAAACAAAAGGCCTGCTTTAATCTTATTGACTTGAGGGAAATGAGCAAACGTCATTAAAGACATTAAGCGAAGTTGTTTAGGGTCAGGGTACTTATTACTTCCGGTCTTGTAGTCGACAATAAAAGCATAGTCTCTATCAACAATAAGTAAGTCAACAATACCACGTACCCAACGCTTAGGATCAGAAAAGTTACACACCGTCCTGTCCTTGTATAAAGCCATTTCGTACTCCGGATATTTATCGCCCGGTATATTCTTGAGCGCGTCAACAGATGATTTAAAACGAAGATAGTTAGTAGCAAGTTCCTTACCATCCTTAACGTATTCTTCCAAAGCTTTGTGAACTTCGGTTCCATATATCATTTGCTCCGAAGGAATGATGTCATAGTTCTGTGCAACTTTAATTTCATAATATTGTTTAGGGCAATTTTGATATTGCTTAAGGGACGAGTAAGACCAAGTAAAGTCAGCCATTATACGGGTGTTCTTCTTGCAATCTCTTTAGCTATCTTTGCACGCTTCTTACCTTCTTCTGCTTTATCTAACAACTCATAAAGTTTTTTCATAGATAATGCTTTGAGCCTATCTTTGCCTGTCCTTGTTTTAAATGGATCTGCGTGACGTCTACTCTTGTGTACTTGTGGTTGTGCCATCTTCTACCTTTTCTACCTCACCTGTGGATTTATTAAGTTGATATTCATAGTGTACGCCATCATTACCGTTTTGACCAATCACATCAATGCGAGATTCTTCTTTTTTCTTTTCTTTCTTACCAAAGATCAACTCAAAGTTCTTTTCAAACTGTTCTGAATTAGGTTTGGATTGTATCCAATCTCCTGTTATATCGTTGCGTGACGTGTTCTTCATTAACATTCTCCATACGAATTACCGTGATGAGCTTCACAGGCAACAGGAAGCCCTACCGCCCACTGAGGGGGTGTACTCATTATATCAGTAATAAACTTCATTGCGCTATCTATTTCAGCGTCGGGTACTACGTTAACTACCGCATCGTGAACAGTAAGCACGGGTCTATACTTCTTATTAATTTCTAACATCTGTTCGCCTACAATAATACGGGCTAATGCTTGAACCACATTCTCTACTACTGATCCACCCCAAATAGAGTTAAACCCGCGTCTTGATTTATAAACAAATTTAGATTTAGCTTCTGAAACATCCCATGTAAGACCGGGGTAATAGATATATAATCCGTTTGGTAATTGAATACCTTGTTGGGTTACCATAAGTGTTTGATGTATATCAAGATAATAAGGTTTAGAATTAACATTCCAATTAGCAATCGCATTCAATGCTTCATCACAAGTTTTCCATAGATCAATTACCTTGTTATTAATTTCACGATATACTTTAACTAGACGTTGACATTCTTGATCGTCTAAATCCACACCTGCCGAAATCTTTAGAGTCTGTTTAAGTTTAGCCCATCCAGTACCATAACCTAATCCTAAGATACAAGTCTTGCCCACCGCTCTTTCAGTCTTATCAGCTTTTGTAATTGTCTTACCATAAACTTTAGATGCAAATTCTGAATAAACATCCCGGCCTTCTTTATACCATTGCACTACATCGTTCTGTCCAGCTAACCATACAAGAACCCTAGCTTCGATTTGAGATGAGTCGCAGTTAATAACTTGATGTCCTTCGGGCGCTATGATCGCATTCTTTAAAGCTTTCTTTTTCTTATCTCGTGCAGGTAAGTTTTGGAAGTTTACTTTATCTGAGCCTGCCCATCGTCCTGTATGAGCGCCGTAGTATTTCAGTGGAATAGGAAGTTTGCCTTTGTTTCGTGATCCAATACCGATGAACCTTTCAATACGAGATTCTTCTATTGTAGACTTAGTACCTAACCTAACGCGACACAGTTCTTGAATGAAGGCATCTTCATGTTCGCATAAATCTAGAAAGCCTTGGTCACCTTTAGCTAAAGCAAACGTTTCTTTTCCAGTAGCGGGGGATATTTTGAGTGGTACAACTACGCCTAATTCTTGTAGTATCTCTGCAAATTGTTTATTAGATGCAAGCTTAGCTCTCACACATTCTTCTGTATCACATTGAAGTTTAATCATTAAGCCTTTTAATAGCTCAGACTTTTCAAGTTGTACTTCTTCTAAGCGGTCTTGCAATAAGCCATCATCTACTTCTAAGACAGGCTCGGTATACATACGCAAGGTTAAGTCAATGAGTTTAATCTCGTTATCATTAAAGTTCGGTGCCAAGACTTGAAATAATTTATAAGTAAGTTCTACATCGTTCTTACAATATTCACCGTATTGATTTAAATCAGCCTTAGTAAAATTCTCTATCCTCTTACCTTTTGCATCGATGACTTCAGTCCCTTTACGACCTAGATCATATCGTTCTACCAGCGTCGCAAGGCTACCGCCAGCATCGACACCGTGAATAGCACGAGCCATACAAAGGGTATCGAGGTACAGTAGAGGTAATATCCCAAAACGGAAAGACAAAATAGCGCCATCAAATTGAGCATTGTGGCAGAGTAGTGCGGAATTAGCCCAATTAATTTTGAGAAGATGAGACTTAATTTCTTCTTCAGACCCAGTGAACCATGTAGCTTTCTCGTCACCGATTTTAATTCCCACACCAATTGTTTGATAACGTTCATCACGAATATATTCCTCCGTAGTTAAATTTGTTAAGGAAAATCCGGTTTCATAAAATGTCTCAAAGTCCAGTGTTACTAATTGCATGTATGCTTTCTTTTATATGATCGATAATAATATCAGAATAACAAAAACTATACCAAGCATTATCTTTTCATTACGTTCTTCTTTTTGGTCGCTGAAGTCAGGTTTATATGTACCGCCCCACGCTTCTCTTGCTGAACGAGGTGTATTCTTTTCAAAGTGATCAGGGTTAAAGAATCTCCAACCTTTCTTTGCATTCTTTGCAAATACTTTTTGTTGCCATGCTTCAAATTCTCTTATTGCGAGTCTTGCATTTGGATCAAAGTTATTTGTTGTGTCCATCTCAATGCTCCTTTTTCTTTTGATAATCTTCGAATTCATTTCGGCATTCAATCGAACACCAACGTCTGTCATCTTTAATCGGTTCTTCACACCATATACAGCACCCTGTCTGATTAGAAGGTTTTTTGATTTGGTCATGTGCATTCCTTATTCCCACGTCTATTGCGTGTTGCATTAAATCATTGGCTACATCTACTTCATCATTCATTTATTTGTAGCTTTCTTTGTGTATGTACGAAAAACATTACTGTTTGACCTATTAGATATATATTCGGGTACTTGAATCGCATGTACGTTCTTTAGTTTATAAAATTTATGTTTCGATATTCCAAAATAATCTAGCACGTGCTGACGATGTATGGGTCTAGTTTTTAAAAAATATTCGTTTATCTTTTTTGCTAATTCTGCGTCTTCTTTAGATAGTTGTTTTGATGTTTCTAAATTAATATATCGGTTTGCCGTATAGTTTAGTAAATTCATCATAATTAAACCCTTCTTCTTTAACTTGTTTTACTTTCTCAAGTCTGATTACTTTAACATTTGGATTGTTTTCTGTAAACCACTTAGCCTCCTTGACAGACCAACGGTGTTTGCGTATGACTTCGCCCTCATCGTCCACTACTGCGTAGCTAAAAGGTATAGACATTTAATTGTCCCTCCAATAAACCACATAATAACTGCTATTATAATTCCGCTTACAACTGCGTCTTCTTTCATTCTACTTCCCTCCACCAATATCTATGTCCTCTAATTCTTTTTAGTTTGGTATGTAGTCTTTTATTTTTATCTGATTTACGTTGTTTAACACATCGCTTCCTTACCCCAAACAAATTTAAAACTCTGTAAACAATCATTTTTTAATCTCACATTGTTGACTTGGTTGACATGGTGGTTCTTTAGGTGTAGTAGGCGTCTCAACGTACGCAGTTAGAATTGCCCATACTAATCTGATTGCGTCAAGCATTATAATCCTCCGTAAGCCTCCATCATTTTTTGTGTTGATTCTTTATAACTCTTGACTCCTGTAATCTTTTCTTCTTTTGTTTCGTCTTTAAATAGGGGTGTGATCGTGATGTAATGTTTCTTGGTAGGTAGGTCTCTAATCCAAGAGAGTTCTTTCGGGCGGAATTGTGTAATCGATGACCATACGAGATCCCCGTTAATATTAAATTCCTCTATTGCCCATGCGTATGGTTGTTTAGGGATTGTTTGCATATTTGACATCGCCTTGTTTATAAAATATTAAGTGTGACCACTTGACCACAGGTTTTAAATTATACCATGACTTTGGTTTTGTGATCGTTGTGTCATGAAAGTTTGTTGCTCCATAACTATAATCTACTTCTAATCTATGTAATACTTTGTATGCTATGTCTTTATATTCCTGTCGGATCACCGACGGCGGTTGAATAAAACCATACCACGAAAACTGTGCGGGTCTTTTCATTTCATAGCATACGTTCTTATGGTCAAACTCGGCTCTACGCATTAAAACGTAGCCCACTGCGATTTGCGCTTCGCGTGGTTCATGAGCAGACTCCATGTAAATGGTTGTGGCTAGGCACATTAAAGCTTGGTCAAGCATACGCTCCCCCCTTCTTCTTTGTCACTGGTTTCAGTGGATTCTTTTTAGGATTGGACTTCTTTGATGAGGCGGTCGAGATACCACTTTGCTTTGTTTAAATCTTCAACGCCGTTTTTAAATTTCCAACGCCAGACGTATTTGATAATGTTAGCAGTGCATACCGCTTCAATACCGAAGAGTCCTTTGGTGGCTTCCTTGATGGCTTCAATACATTCGATTGCGCCTTGTGTGTAATGTGATGGGTGATTCACATTATCTTTTACTTCTTCTTTTTCAATTACTTTAAGGGGTTTGCCCTTGTATTTATTAAGAATTGTCTTTAACCTAGTCATTCAATCTCCTTTACTAGAGTCAATAGTGCCTCTATATTATCCTCATTTACCACAATTGCCAAGCCTTTATTGCGTTGTATCTCACGGATGTTGTGTTTTTGCAACAACGTTGGTTCGTTCTTACCCGCCTTACATTCGATGCCAATGAACCTACCTTTATAGCAAGCGATGATATCCGGCACACCACTCCTACCAAATCCCGCAGTCATCGGTGAAAAGTGATATGCGCCAATATCGTCCAATATCTTTTTAACTTGCTTCTTTACTTTAGCTTCGGGTTTCATATTGTAGGTATTACATTAAGTTCTGATTGACTCGAAGTCCACAATGATCCCGCTTCGTTACCCTCATCGTCCATCATAGGAATTAACCAATGACCATCTGTAAACTCAATGACCACTGCGTTCTTTAGCCAACCCATGTCCTCAGTCTCTCTGTCGTTTAAGTATCTCACTCGGCGGATAGTCTTGCCTACTAAATAATTACTTGCAAGGTTTCCCCAATGTTCCCTTAAGTCTGCCTTTGTTTGTTCATGCAATTCATTCTGTTCCATCTTGCTTCTCCTTTTTAAATCTATCTGCACCCTTTGTTATCATGCGGGCGTATGCACTTGCATCTTCTAATGCACTATCTTCGAATAGTGATTGCTCTTGTATTACGTCGTCTAACTCTTTATCAATCCTCACAAACACCTCCGATACAAGCACGGGCTATGATCTCTTCCTCGATATCGTTGTATGCGTCTACTTGCACGAGGTGATCTGCGTGTTTCTTTTGTCTATCGTATAAACTATGTGGGGTTTCTATTGCATAGGCTTTGACCACCATGCCCTTTTCTCGTAATGGTTCTGAGATTATGGTCGTGACATGGTCACTCGGTTCTACACCCCACTTCTTAACTTCTTCATACTTTGTTTCTTCCATGCTTACTTCGACTACTACGCTAAACTTAATCATGTTTTCCTCCTATAAATTCTTCAGCTGTTAACCAACCTAATCCGAATCCTAAACCAAATAATATAAATAAAATCATGTTGCCTCCTAATGAATCGTTGTTGATTCTTGTTGTTTTCTTACTTCATTAGCCATGTTCACTATGTCAAGGGCTTTCTTTTGTGCCTCGACTACCTCGCTTAACTTCATGTTCCTTGCGATTTGTAGTGCTAACTGAGATGCTTGGTCTGACTCTTCATCACTTGGTGCTACGATTGCATCGACCATAGCTTTTACTAACGCGTCTTCTTTAATCATCTTATTAAACTCACTAACAATATAAAACCGCTAATGCCCCATGCTAATACTTCGGTAATAATTAAGCGTCTAAGTCTTGCCTTTGGTATGGTGACATACTCACTCATATAGATTTCTCTTTCGTAGTTATTCATTTGTTTTCCTCCCATTGAATCATGTCAATAATTGCTTTCTTTGCTTGTTGTTTACCCTCTGATAAACCTTGTTGATACGCTTTCTCAATCAATGCACTTACTTCGTTAAACACTGTATCAAATCTTATCGCCATTTGTTTTTGTAGTTCTTCTTTTAATGCGTCCATCACTTGCCCTCCTTTTGTTTATCAAGTTCTTCATTATGTTTTTGTATTTCCTTTGTTGCATACTCAATGCCCTTTGTGATACCTAGTCTCATTGCGGTATAAAACATCTTTGCATCTGCCTCGTTCTTAGCACGTTTATATACCATGCAATACTTGTGATGCTCAGCTACTGCCATGTCTATGATAGCTTCCTCGAATTGTCTTTTCTTTTCTTCTAAGTTTTGATGTTGTGTCATTCGTATTTCCTCCCTAGTTCTTGGAATATACCTGTTAATGCTTTGGGTTCGAAGTCGTTCTTCATAAATTCAAACATAGTCTTCCTACCATTAGCGTGTTTAACATAACCTTTTACGATTACATTACTTACTACAATTAGCTTTTGTTTTTTAGTTTCCATTACATAATCCACCATTTAATAATCTCCATCGGGGTCACCATATTTCTGTGCTTGGTCTTCTAGTATATCACGATTGACCTCATATTCAACCTCATCTAGTGTTCTTTCTATTTCATCTATTGCATCACGTTGGTGGTCTTCTAGGGTAAGCATATCTTGTGTTCCGTCTTCCCATAAATATCCTATCCACCATTTTTTTATTCGTAATGGTTCTTGTGGTTCAGGTGGGTCTAAATCTCTTTCTAGTTCTATCATCTTACTTCCTCCTCAATGTTATCTTTATAAAATCTTTCTACTGCCTCGTCAGTCATACCAACCCGACCTACAAATCCGTTTCTCATAAGGTCTTCCATATCACCTCGATC